CGTAATACCAAATACCGCCCAATAGAGCAACCTTATAACCTGGTGAAGCTGCACCCTGATAGAAGTAATCACCAACAGGTAATGCACTGTCACCAAGTGTTTCAGCAGGTACAAACAACCAGTCATATGTTTCACTGTAAGCCATAGCTGAAACATATCCGCTTCTTGTTGCCAAGGTAATTCCTGCATTAGCATATGGACTTGCCTGTGTACTTTCTGCAAAGGTGTTGTCAGCAACATACAAGTCATGAACACTGTTTGCAATATCACAATAGATGTTCATGCCATCTGTAAACTTGTTAATATTACCCCAAAAGTTTTCTTCACCTCTGTAAGTAATGGAAACCAAACCATTTGTTCCTGCTGCCATACCTGATGCATTTCCAAGTAATGTTGTTGCACCTGTGATTTCAGATTCATTTCCTTCACCTGATGCTTTGTCAACAACACCCTTTCCAATAGCTGTCTGACTGTTCATACTTGCATACTCAACAGTGAAAAGAAGTTGTGAACAAGCTGCTGTTGCAGCATACTGTTGTGACCAACCAGTTCCACGATTTTCAGCAAGGATTCCGCACTTTCTTCTTGTCAAATCTTGTGTTGCACCTGAAATTGGTTTTGCGTTTGCAATTGATGATAATAGGTCACCTGTGGTTGCTGTAAAGTCTGCAACTTGTTCATCAGCAAGCAGATAAGCGGAAGCAGAAACATCATACAGTGAACCTTCATATGCTGACAGGTAAATCTTATTGACTTCAACACCGTTTTTCACAAACGCAGGGTGAACCTTGAAGCCAGGTTTCTTTGCCATGCTGACATAGTATCTTGCTTTACGCAGCTTGAAACCTTTACCAATGTAACCGCACTGTGTTCTTGTGATTGTTGCAGTCACACTTGTTGAACCAGTGTCAGTGAATGTGGTTGCACTTCTTGCACCAACCTTGTTTGCTGTGAATGTTACTGTTGTACCACTTCCACCAGTTGTCCAACCTGCAAAGGATGTTTCCCTGACCTTGGTTGCAACTGCTGTTGCATCATCATCTGCTGCTACTGCAACATTTTGTGCTGTACCATTCAAAGTAATTGTGATGTTTCCACTTGTAGATGCACCTGTATCAAATTTTACTGATGCAATTTCAACTTCATCATTCTTTTCCATTTTCAGCGGAACAACCTTGTAATAGAACTTTGGTTGTTCAACCATAACCTGACCATTACTTCCATCTTCAATATACCCTGCATCCCCAAAGTATGCATTGACTGTTCCATCATCTGCAAGGTTACACCTTCTTCTACCGCCAAAAGCAAGGATGCTGTCAAAGTCTGCACCAGGTGTTTTTCCAACTGCACCTGCAAGCCTTGTGAATGTTCTGTTTGCATAATCAACTTCAACACCCACAATGTCATCATCTGTGTAACCAACATAACCTGCCAGGTCAGCAATTTTTGCATTGATTTCAATGACATCTGTTTGTGTTGCAACCGCAGCAGGGTTGACTATAACAGTAACATTTTCTGCATTCCCAACAGTAATCACAAAGTCAAATAAGATTCCACTTGATGTGATACCATTGTAAGGGGGCATATATCCTGCCTGAATTGCCCTTGCCACTGCATAAAGGATTTCACCTTCATCAGGGTCAATTGCATACAGACCAATGGTGTTGACTGTATATCCAGTCACCAAGTCTTTGTTGTTCAAAGCACCTTTTATATTTACAGAAGTATTATTGATTCTGCTGATGCTTGAAATTTCCGTTGACTGCTTAATATTAGTCAGGGAAGTCAATCCTGATTCAAGCTGTCCTTGTGTGTAGACAGTTGTTGATGTTCTGATTGCAGAAAAGTTGCATGTTCCGCTTCCTGCAATCAACTTTGACATCAATGCATGTCCTTTTGGTTGAATTACAAATGAACTGAATTCTGCCATGATATTTTTCCACCTTTCATTTTATATACTTGTTGCAATACTTATTATTTCAGTGCCTGTGATTGCATTGGCAAATCTCAAATCACTGACTTCATCAAATGTTTCTTTAATGTCATTGGTGATGAACTCAATGTTTGTGTAAGTGATTGCATTGGCAAATCTCAAATCACTGACTTCATCAAATGTTTCTTTAATGTCATTGGTGATGAACTCAATGTTTGTGTAAGTGATACCACTTCCCAACATTATGTTAGCACCTGTTTTTGCATCCAGGATGTTAATTGATTCAACAACCAAGTTGCAGGGGAGAACTGTTCTGAACAAATAAGCCAGGTCATCCTGCTGACCATGCTTTTCAAGATGTGTAACAACTTGAATTTTGTACTGGTCATTGAAGAAAGTTATTTGAATATTGTCATTACCCTGTAATGCAGTAAGTTTTGAAATAAAAGCTTTCAAAGTGTAAGGAACAGCATCATTCCACCTTGTCAAAACCCTTGACCGCCTGGAATCCAATGTGTCAGTTGGTAATGGGTATATTCCCAACATTTTTTCAAACCTTGCAATGCCTTTTTCACTGCAATACATGATAAATGTATTATCCAACACCACCTGACCTTCATCACTAACCGCTTGAAATTCAGGATTTTCAGCGGTCATTATTGCTTGAATTTCCCTGTACCCTTGAAGGAAGGGTGGAAGATAATCAATGAGAACTATTTCCCTGCTCATGGTGTTACACTTCCCAATACAGGTATTTGATAGGTGGTCAGGGTCAGATTATTTGCATCACCATTGATGGTTGTTCCTGAAATATCAATGATGCCTTCGATTGCAAGCAACCTGGTTTCAATCTGTGCAATTCTCACAATTAAACTTCCCTGATTTGCCCAGTCACTTCTTAATTCAAGCATATAATCTTCAAGTGCTGCAATTGCTTGTGTTTGTAGTGCTTCCCATGAATACCCAGTGTCAAAGGTTATATTTGCAGCAATATCAACTGTTACTTCTTCAACAGTGTCAACTGTCACAATGTGTCCGATAGGTGCAATTCCCCAACCTTCACCTTGTGGGGAAGGGTCAATTGCATTTTGAACAGCATCAATCAAAGTTGAACTTGCTTTGTTATAGGTTGCATCAAGAATG